GATGGAGCTGCTTTGAATGCATCGAATTCTGATTTCATTGCGCTCATCTCTGTGCGAAGTGTTTCATTGTCGCTCACAATAGTATGGATCATTTCACCAAGGCTTTCGACTACCTTAGAGAATGCTTCCATCTTTGCAGATACGATTGCTTCCACTTGCTCAGCACTCATTGACTCTGCTGTAGTTTCCGGAGTATCATCAGATGAAGCTGCTGCTGGAGCTGCTCTCTCATCAATGATCTCTACTACTACACCGCTTGCATCTGTTACAATGCTCACTCCTTCATACTCACCACCAAGTGCATGAGTGCCTTCAGGAGCTGGGATTTGCTCACCATTAGCAACAACATATACCTGTGTGCCAACAGCAAGATCACCTTCATATTCAATAGCAGTTCCATCCATCAATACTCCCTCTCCGAATTCAACCGTTGTAGGCTCCTCCGTAGATGTAGAGAACATTGATTTCATCTCTGCGATTGCATCCATTACTTTCTTGAAGTTTTCGTTCATCTTTACTGTGTTTATTTATTATGTTTACTTGTTCCAATTACACCACGCAGATCCTCAAGTGCAGCGAATACTTGCTTCATCATTTCACTCTCAACAGTTCTGCTCGTCTCACTCAGGAAGAATGATCCTTCAACGCTGAATCCTGTCCACTCTCCTGCCTTGGCTTTATCCCATATCTCGTTATTCATAACCTTGTAGCTCACTATCCAGGATCCATCATTCACATCATGGAATCTCTCAGGCTTTGTGAATCCTTTTGCCTCATCTACCTGGTAGCTGTGAATCATGTAGATCCCATCCACTACCTTGCCAGCGTTATGCTCCAGATTCACATTGTTGAAGTTCTGTCTGCGAGCATAGTCAACGATGATATTCTTGATAGCATCCTTTGTGAACACTACATAGTATTCCTCATTGCTTTGCTCATCATATCTGTAGATCGGAGTATCCGCAGAGATAGCTACCCCGGTTATCACTCGCTCCTCTTCATTGAATTGATACCTTTTAGCTTGGCTGAAAGTCTGATAACTGATCTCATGCGCAGGATCTGCTACAAGTGAATTGAATTCTACAGTAGTATCCTCATCATTTAGATCGATGTAGATCTCATATACAGGGAGTTCTCTTTTCATATATAGAAATATGTATTTTTGTTCCAATGAAATACGTCTATCCCTACCGCAAAGCGCAGAACAAAGTGGATGTTCTGGCTCATTCTATCAAATGGCTGAGATCATTTGATCCTGATGCTGAAGTTTATATCATTGGGGATCTACATCCTGATGGGATTCACATTCCTATCAGCACTCTGCCCATTAGAGGATGCGATGTCACCAATAAGATGATGCATTTTGCCTGGCATATGGATGGCACCTTCTGCTACATGAATGATGACTTTTTTCTTGGCCCGAATTTCCGCTTTGATAGGATCCTGAGCAGTGGTGAGATGCAGATCAATGAACGGCATGCACCCACATATCAGGAAGCAATGCAGAATACTATTGATTTTCTCAAGTCAGTGAACAAACCGATCATGAATTTTGAGTGCCATCAGCCTGTACTCATGGATTCAGATAAGCTCATCGGCCTATTTGATCGCATCACATGGAAGCAGCACAATCATTTTATCAAATCAATGTATCTGAATTACTACGGATGCGATCATGTGCAAGGTGAGAATCTCAAGGTAGCCAATGACATACGAAAGGCCCAGGAGTTCCTGAGCCTTTACGGATCTTTCAGCACCTCTGATACTTGGTTCAATCAGAAAGCGCAGCGTGAATTTATTACCAAACGCTTAGCTTATTCTGCATAGCTACCTTGTTCTGAGTTCCTGTGATATCAGACTCAAGAACATATACCGGTGCGCCTTGATTGCTTTGTGCTATCAGCTCAGCTGTATTCTGTTGCTGAGTATTCAGATTAGCGTTGGCAGCGTTGCCTCCGAGTTGTCCTGCTGTGGCTCCTGCGCTCACACCTCCTCCTCCTCCAGTATTAAATGATGGAGCAGTACCGGATTGATATTTCTGTGCAGCAATGGCAGCGATCTGTGTAGCTCCAATGATTGCAGCTGATGCAATGGCAGCAATACCCGCAGGAGATGGAGGAGGACCAAACTGAGCAATACCTTTGACAATTGCTGTTGCTGTATCGATTGCTACCTGAGCAATGCGCAGAGCCTTGTCTCTTTCAAACTGTTGCTTCTTAATCTTCTCTACCTCCTGGAAGTTCTTAAGTTCAATAGCATATTTTGCAGCAGCATATTTCTGATCTATAGCTGCTTTCTGCTCAGCTGTCAGATTAGTGCTGTTTAGTTCCTGCTGTTGCGCTTGATCCAATGATGCAAGTTGTGCATCCGTTTGATTCTGTAATTCCTGTAGCCTTGCATTCTCAATGTCTGCGATGGCAGAATTCAAAGCAGATACCTGGCTGAGGATCTGTTGACCGATATCAATTTTCTTTTGTAGATTCTCAGCATCGTATTTCTTTCTGATATCAGCAAGTTCTTTCTGTTGCTTCTCTTCCAGAGCTGCTGTATCAAGGCCGTATTTTTTAGCCTGTTCAATCAGATTAAAATACTTATCAGTTACAGCAAGCTCCTCAGTTTGTTGCTGAGTCAACAGTGCTGCGTTGTATTCATCATAAAATGCCTCTTCAGCTGCAATCTCCTCTCTTCTCAAGGCTTCCTTGCGATTGAATGTCTCAATTTCTTTTTGTCTCTTTTCCTTTTGAACTTGATCAGACAGATCCAATTCCTGTTGAGCATATTTTGCCTCAATATCATTGATAGCATTCTTGAGTGCCAGTCTCAGATTTGTTGTATCGTATCCATATTTTTGCGCAAGTTTTATGAGCTTGCTAAATTTCTCCTCTTCCTTAATTATTTCTTGTTCCTTATCACTCAAAGAGGACAAAGCAAATTCTTTTTCTGCATCAGTAATTAATTTAAGATCTTCCTTGCGCTGCTCAGCTGCTTTCTTAGCTGCCTCTGCTGCTTTTTCTTGAGCTTTCTTTTGTTTCTCTTGTGCATCCTCTTGAGCTTTTACTTGATCATTCAATGCATCCTGTGTTGCTTTAGAATCAAATTCAGATAATTTTTTCTTTGCTCCGAAATAAGTCTCTTCAAATTTGGTTAATTGTTCCAGATTAATCTTTCGATTATTCAATGCTTTATAGTATTCTTTCTTTTGAAATTCAACATCATTTGCCAATAAACGTCTCTGAAGATCACTCTGCTCCTTTTTTATTTTAGTGATTTCTGCTTCACTCGCTCCTCTTAATTTAGCTTGAGCCACCAATCTTTCAGTATCTCGAGCTGTTCCTTCTACCAAATCATTGGTATAATTGGATTGTTCTTGGAGCCTATCGTTTGTAAGTTTGAGCTGATCATCTAATTTTTTTTGAGCCTTCTCTGCTTTCTCACTTTCATCACCAAAGAACCCAAGTGCATCGGCAGCAGCTACCAAACCAATAACAAGCGCACCAATTCCTGTGGCAATGATGGCAGTTCTCAATGCTTTCATTGCTAATGTTGTGCTTGCTGTTGCTGCTGTAACTGCACCCTGTGCTGTTGCTTGAGCTGTCAATCCTGTGATTGTACCTGTACGAATAAAATTGCCAATTTTCTCAAGGCCATTCCGAACTTGTATCCCAAGAATCGCATCTGAGTTCAGATTTTTTGCTACAGTATTCACAGCATTCACTACACCTTGAACAGCTTGCAGCTTCACCATTGTTTGTACAAGTTGCTCAGATTCCACTCCAGTCAAAGCAATAGCAGACTGAAAGCCCTGGAATACAGCTGCTCCAGTCTCCACTCCTGCGAGTGCAGTATCAAGTCCAACAAAGTCAGAAGATAGAGCAGTGGTAGCAGCTTTCAAATCTCCGATCTCATCCTTTAGCTGTGCAGCTGCCTGCAATGCTTGTTGCCCTACAGGTGATTCCATCCCAGCCTGAGCAGCAATAGTTTGGTATTGCTTCATGGTCTGAGTCAGCTCGCGCATGGTCATACCACCTGCCTCTACCCTGGCATTGAGTTCAGCCATTTTCTGATCAAAGCTATCCAGCCCGGCACCACTCTGCGCAGTCTTCTGTACATTCTGCACATCCTTATTTAGATCATTGATTGCCTTGTCAAATGATTGTACATCCTGTACTGAGCTGCCTGTGTCAACCCTTAGCGAAAAAACTGCTTCTTTATTTGCCATGTCTTTATTCAAAAAAAGGCCAGTCACCCGGCCTTTGTAAAGTTAAAATATTTACATCATTTCAATGGAGGGAATGGAGGAGTCTCAACATCAAAGTCAGTTGGCGCTCCTAATACCACATCCAAACTATCATCGTGTCTAATATACCAAAAGATAGGAGTATTTAAAGATGCCTCTTGATATTCAACCCAGTTCTGTGTAATATCTGTAGGTGAAACAGGGATACCATAATAAGTATCACACGCCTCTCTTGCATCAATAGCATCCTGTTCATTCGTGTATTTGTAGCCTGTTACTTTCATTAGTAGATTGAATAGAATGTGTTAATATTACCTTCAATGCCTGACTGATTAGATGTTTTATCTGTAGAATAAATAATAGCTTCCTGAAAATTACCTTTTAAATAAACACCTAATGGATCAAATCCAAGTGCAAAATATGTGCTATTTGTGCCTGATAAATCTAATTTCGTAAAGGTTGCATCAATTGAACCATTAATATAATATTTTATGTTATTAACTCCTGTTTGGTTAAAATTAGTAAACAATTTTTGAGAGTTTAATATTGCTGCTGTTCCTACTATATTCGTTCCTTGATCAATATATAACTGCAATTTATTATCCGCTCCTAATTGACCAAAAAAGTAACCTCCATCTGCTGAATATGATTTACTTGCTAATGGCGCATTAGTATTCCCGCTGATTATTTGAGCAGCATAAAAACAAGAAGTTAAACTTGAAGCGTGTAAAATAGTGTTATCTGTGACTGCTAAATATTGAGATGTACCATTAAATGAAAGAGCAGGTTTAGAATTGTCTTTTAATACAGCACCCGAAGTCACGATTCTTGGCTGATTGAGTGCTGTTGAATTCTCTAAGTTTTTAGCGTTTCCACTTTGATCGTACCACTTAGTTACAAATCCATTTCCAGCACCCACAAAAGTAGTAAGCGCAGACTCGTCTAATACATTGCTTTCGTTATATCCTATGTCTTGCTCTGCGTTATCTGAACTACGTCTTACACGAATTAATGCTCCTGTATAAGTAGAACTTAATCTACGAGCAGCAGAATACGCTACAGCAGCACCTGAGTAAGTGTCAAGTATTCCTGTAAATGCTGGAATGCTTGGCTGCACTAAATATGGATTGATGATCATTCCCATGACTTACGCTCTGTATCCTATCAACGTTACTTTCAAACCTTTTGCAGATCCATTGCCGATCTGGTCAATATCCACTGTGATCTCAGCATCGTCAGCCAATGCACTATCAGATATCACCGGTGCAGTTGCAGCTGTTGTGGATGTCTTCTCTGTGTTATCGATTGTCAGCTTTGTACTTAGAACAGATGTACCACCTTCATTGATGTCAACAGTGAAGATACTACCTGATGCCTGAGCAGTTGATAAGGATGCACGTACAGATGTCAAAGTCATTGCATGAGGCATTCTGAATGTCACCTTGCCAGTACCAGCAGTCAATGCTGTTGTTTCATCAGAAGCAGCTACCACAATCTCTACAGGAATAGTTTTTGCGAGCTGTGATCCTGTCATCTTTCTTGAAACGAATGTGCCTCCTCCTGAATCTACTGATACCTCAAGGAGATCCGTTGTTGCCATTCTTACCGCTGACATTGCTGTCAATCCACTTATCTTTTGTGCCATGTTATTCTGTTATTCGTTGTTGATTGTCTTCTGTTATTCTCTCAATATTGTCCTCTGTTACCCTGTTGAATAGCGAAGCAGCTGCACTGATGGCAGTGCGAACACTATTCAATAACATTGAGAATCCGTATCCGTACATAATCAGAGAATTAATACTATAGATCCTGATGTCAATTTAACACCTGAGAACTTTCGCGCTCCACTTGCTCTGAGCATTGCACCTGCTTTCACCGCAGTTCCAGGAGTTGTGATGATCTCTGTCTTCTTATCCACTCCAGCAATTTTAATGCTGTTGAATACTGTATCCTCAAGTACAAAGATAGCATCGAATGCTGTTGTCTTCTCTGTTGTATCGTTTACTACGATTGTTCCCTGGTTTGCTACCAGGATCTCTTCCCATTGTGCCATATTATTCTGTTCTTCTTATTTGTGTTCCATCTTCTGTGATCCTGTTGTTCGCAATGCCTCCTGCCTCTGTCACTCTCCATGTGGCCCCAAGTGATGGAACGAATGGAGGGATAGTGGTGAATGCTGCGAGTCCCTCACTCTTTATTATGCGAATCAGTTCCACTGCTGTAGTCTCATCCTTGCCTGAGTCATAGTTCTCTACCTTCTGGAGCCTGTATACTACCCCATCAATGTTGATAAGTTTCTTGAAGTCCAAGAGATTCACCATGTCAGGAGTTATCTTGATATAGCAATTCATCTGCTTGCCAAATCTGGAGATGATCTCTTTCATGAATTGCTCATGATAGAAATACAAATTCTCTGTCGTATACGCTGCTCCATCGTAGTAGATATAATCAGGCACCCCGAAGTTAAAATCAAATGTTGGTGATGTCAAGCTGTTGAGATGGCCCACATACGGATAGTCTGTCTCAGCATGACTCACTCCTGCCTCATCAATGTGATTCCATGCAGCTGATGTCATTGGTCCGAGTTGTACAAGGAATGGCTTGCCCTTAGCGACATTCACCTCTGAGGATCCATCCTCATTGAATCTCACCTGGAATGATCGAGGCACTACAATATTTGTGAATGTCACATCATCAAATGGGATGTTGACAAGTAGCTTCTGCGCAAATGGTAGCGTGAACTCTGTAGTATCTTTACTGAATTGATTCTGTGATTCAAGCAGGAATGATCCATATTGCTGATTCCTATCACTCATGTAGGCTGCATTGTAGTAATCTGAATCCTCAGCAAATTTAAAAGCATAGTCCTTGCTGGCAAAGTTGATTGTCGGAGTCACCCTCATGACTCTGCTGTGATCAACCTTATCAGTCCAGTTCAATGCATCCGCTGTGCTGCCATAGAAATCATTCAATGGTTCAATCTCAAGTATGGTAGGATCATCTGTGGATGGCTTAACGTACAGATTGAATGCCGTAGTGATCCCCTTCAGGAATGTCGCGCAGTCCATATCTGGCAAGAACTGATTCAGCTGCACAGTAGATCCTGGAGCAAATGTCTGCTCTTGCTTGAGTATATTGATCTGAGCATTCACATTGGTGATGTTGAATGATGTCGAGAATGTACTTGGTACCGCATCCACGCGGATATCACTATCAAATACCTGGCAAACGTATCTGAATGTCAGTACATCATTGATGGCCAAATTAAATACCTCAGAATAATTGAATGATACAGTGCCAGTCACATCTCCTGTAGCATTGTCCAGATCTCCCTGGTAGACTATGTTGTTACTGATGGCAAATCCATTCTTATACACCAAGAGCTGCAAAGAGAATCTCAAATGAGCATCCACAATTGTAGCTCCTGCGATGTTAAAATCAAAGGTGATATCATGATCTCCTGCATACTCAAGAAGAAACAGTCCACCATATGCAGCCTGAAATGTCAACGGAGTGCCTGTGGTGATCTGTCCTTCTGGATCTGTGATCATGGTGCCATATACAGGCTGAGTATTTACGGCAAGATTGTAGTCTGCTTTGCGATCTCCACCTCCTCCGAATATTGCTTGCCATCCTTGAGATGTGATTGATAGCCCTGTCTGCAAGATGTATCCATCTGGCCTGTTGTCCTCATCATTGTATGCGCTATATTGTGCTGCCAATGTTGCGTTGACATTCGGAAGCTCACCTCCCTGATAGGCCATCAGCAATCTCTTGAATGTCTGTGATTCCAGGAATGCACTATTCCATGTGATGCCTGCGTATTCAAATGCCTTTTGCAGGATCTCATAGCAGAACATTTGAGGAGGGATCTGATCCACTGCGAATGTATCCGGTGCTACCCTGCTGAAACCATAGTCAATCAGTCCATAGTAATATCCGAACCCATCCCAATTAGCTCCAGTTTTATTGGCTGTTGATACAGAATTCACCTGTACAGTTCCTGCCCATGAGTCTGTCTGATTTGCCCTGGTACATGCATGATCATATGCGGACCAATCAAGCTCATTAACTCTGACCTGTGCAAGTCTGGCAATATAATCAAGCTGATCACTGAACAGAACTATATTGAATGACCAGTCACCATTCAGATACTCGCAATCAATCAGCTGACAATAGCCATTGAATTGAAGGATCCCTTGCTCATAGTATCGAGCTATGGCCTTGGTAGTAGGATCAAAATCAAATGAGCTGACCTCTCCTGTGACTCCTGCCGTTACGCTCAAGCTGAAAGCATTGTACATCAGGAACAGATTCCCTTTGGTCCCTGGTATGCTGATAGTCTTTGAGTTATTCCCTTTCCTTTCGCTCAGATTCTTGATGTCACTGATGCTATAGGTCAATGGAAAAGGCAGTCTATCATTGATATCAACCTTGAAATTATTGATGTACAGTTCCATTAGCCAAGCTGAGAGATTTTAGTATAGGTTCTATCAATCTGAACAAGCTCTTGAATGAGTCCTGACTTTCTTCTTTGCTTCAGAATATAGTTCGCATTGGTCACATTCACAGGCTCCAAAACTGATGTACCAAAGTCATTCTGTAGGTATACCCTCGGTGATTCATACAGCTCACGAACAAGCCACTGCTGTACATCCTCATGGATCCAGTCTGAATTCAATATCAGTTTATCCTGCATGAATTTACTCATAGTCATCTGCTGGCCATAGTTGAGATCATAGTCAAAATTATTCCCATTATTCCATTGTCCCAATGATCTTGAATATCTATTTGATGTGATATCAGTTGAATCCTCTGAAAGCAAAGTAAAGGTAAAGCTATCCCATGCTCCGTACTTATTGAGCCAGTGTAATCTTCTTCTTGGATACGCTGAGCAGGATGTGTCATAGTATATCTTATAGATCTCAGAATCCTTTGATGGAGTTGCTGTCTGCTTGATCTGGATAGTGTAATAGTAGCAATCATTAAAATCAGCCTGAACAAGTGATGTACCTACTACCAAATTAATCGGTGCTACATTAAGCAATGGCACTCTGAGATTTGCACCGAGTGCGCCAATCCATGTTGCTGATGCAATAACAGATCCAGTGATATCATATAGATAAACATATCCGGTGCAGTCATCAGCTCCACTATTGATGATTGATAGATATTTATATTCTGCATATGCTACCATGTCTCTGCGATTCCTTGGAAAATCAGTCAAGAAAAAATCACCCTTTCCACCTGTGTCAAGATCATAATCTTGATAGTCCCATCCTCCAGTAGTAGCATCTCCATATCTAAATGATCCATTCAAGAATCTTCTGGATGCAGATGTTTCAACAGATCCAAGATCAGTCACCGGAGGAGTGCCGTATTTCTCATACACATTGATGTACCATTCATTATCCACAAGCAACTCCTGTGCAATTGTAGATTCACCTGGATAGTTTGTAGTGACTACAGCTCGGCCTATACTTGATAAGATAAATTTACCTGCAATTCCACTCTCCGGATATACCTCATGAGTTGAATGAAGAGCAGCATTGATATATACCTCTACAATATAGGAGAAATTAGGTTGCGCAGTTTGATCTGATTCAAATTGATATGTCACATTGTTACATATAGGCCAAAAAGGCTGAGGCTCTGCTGTTATCGTTATTGCCATTTTTCAGTATTTTTTGTGAATGTCACCTCAAAGATTAACCCGGTTACCTCGGCCAGATCTGCTGCTATCTTATCAAGCACCTCATCAGTCATGACATTAGCTGTGATGTTGCGAGGCTTCAATCCATATTTAAACTTGGTAGCTGCTGCCGATGCATAGGCATGACTCATGTCATATCCCTTCCATTCTCTGATGGCCATCGCATGGGCCTTGGTTACAAATGGCAGCTTGAATTGATAGTTTGTCGGGAACTTACTTTGCCCTACAGGATTCACACCCTCATCCTGGAACTTGTAGTATTGATCCGCTTGGATCTCAAAGCTCATCTCTCCTGTTGGAAAGTACACCACAGATTGAGCCAATGCCCCTGTGTTGTTTACATTGTCCCGGATGTAATCTCTGAATGACTCTGTGACTGAGTTTCCAAGTGCCAGGATGAACTTGTCATACGCTGTCTCAGGCTGAGCAAGATCAGTCTGTGAGAATCCCAATCCTTCTAAGAAATCAAACTCTGCCATTCTTATATAAGATGTAATCTTGTTCCGTTTTTATCTTGTAGAAATTCAACCAGAATAACGTCTTCACGTATGGCTGACGCGTGATAGTGTCCACATCTTTACCAATTTCTTTAGCCAGGTACGTGATGTTCTTGGTCCAGGCAAACCATTCGGAATCTCTGATAGTTGCCTCAGAAGATTCTGATTCATCACTGTCATCCTCGCTGATTGAATCCCCATGATAGCGAGCTTCCGCTTCTCGGATTCGCGCAAAAAAAAAGCGAAGAAATTCAGGAACTCATCACCTGGGAACTTGGCCTTGAAGATCTCCTCCCTCTTTTTGTTAGGATTCAACACCTTCCCTCGCAGATCCTCCTGGCAGTATTCCATCCCTTCCTCAACATAACAGATGGCGAGTGCTTCAGCAGGTGACTGTGATACATCCTCGATCAGCTTCATGTCAATGATCTGCCCAGTAGTAATGTACTCAAAGTTTTTCTCAAAGGTATAGGTCTTCCCATCAATGATCACTGATCCTGATGGCTCCTCAGTTTTAAACTCAGCCAACATCTTAAGCAGTTCTGTTGCCAAATTCAAAATATCATCTACATGAACCTTGCGAACCTGATTCATTGATAGCCCTGTGAAGATGCTGATCAGCTGACAATGAAAATCAAGCATATTGCTCAAGGTCTTATTTGTGTCCTGAATGATCGGTGCCAGCATCAGCCATTTGGTTAACTGATCTGGAGTACATTCTCTGATGCTCTTTGGATAGGATCCCTGTATCTGTTTCATGCTCTTAGTATCTTGTATTGGCCGCGCTTGCTGTAGTGCTTTCTGCAATGCCATGCAAGTGCGAGTGAGATCACTCCATCATCATGCATCCCGATAGGTGCAGAGTATTGAACTGATCTCGTATTCGGATTGTAAATATACGTGAAATTCTCAAGCTCATCAATGAGCCATCCCTCCTCCATGATCTTGATCTCTTGCTGCTCAAATGCCAGGGCAAGATCCTCAATGATCACCGGCTTGGTTTTGGATGTGGTAGTGAATGGATTGATCAGGTTACGCATCCGGGATGACAGCATCTCATGGAAGATGTCTCCCTGGTTATTGACCTCAATCAGAGTCACTGCATTGTACTTGCGGATCTGTGCCTCTACCTTATCGATGATCTTGGTCCATTCATCATGCCTCCATCGGCCGACATAGATCATCTGTCCTGCTTCATTCAGTATGGTCAGCACAGTGTAGTCATCTGCCCTACCGATATCAAGCCCTGCATAGTTCTTGCCTTGAGCTGACCAGGTACCCACGCAGGATCTGATATCCTTGAATAGTCCTGAAGCATTGTCGATGAACTCGGCCATGTATTCCTGTCTGAAGATGTGATCAGGAAGTGACCGCTTTCTCTCATTGAGTTCCTGCGGATCTATCATGGGATTGTCATAGGATGTGAAATGAAAGTACGCATACCTCTCATCATAGTTTGGCTGCATACAGATCCTATGAAAGTGATTCCTTCCCTTGGGAGTTGATATGAATATCACCTTCTTTCCTTTGACCATGACAGTAGCTGATAGGACCTCATCCCAAAGCTCTGGTCTGGTGAATGCCATCTCATCCACTATCATGTATTGAAATGTGTTCCCTCGGATGTTATCAGGTCTCTCACCTGAAAAGAATTCAATGGTAGATCCAAACCCACTCACTATAAGATCAGACTTGTTGAACTCAAATAGACCTGAGCTGCGGACTGCCCTCTCCAGATCTGCGAATACTTTCTTGCCTTGCTTGTATACGGGAGTCACCCATGCGATCTTGCACCCTGGATCATTGATTGCCCAATACAGAAGCTGATTGATCCCTAGCAATGTTTTTCCAAACTGCCTACCAATATTCAAAGCATAATATTTCTGCGCTCCTGAATTGATAGCGTTGTGGATCATTCGCTGGTTGTCATGTGGTTTGTATCCTTTGATTGTTGCCATGTAAAAGTTAGCGCAGTGCGCTGCGCCACCCGGATACCTATAAACTACTTATGAAATAAAACTGTGATAAGATACGATTTATTCCTCGAAATCAAACTTATCAACATTCTTTTGTTCGATCTGTTGCCTGTCATTCATTCCAAGGAAGTTCTTTCCGTAGAAGATTCCTTTGCCCTCATTGCCTACGATATGAATGGCAAGAGCTTTGAAGTCATCATCGATATTTTTTATTGTGTCCCCTAATGGATGATTTGGATTGTCAATAGCTCTATACCACTGACTCTTTTGATAGAACTCAAAATTATTCCTTCTCAGCCAAATGCGTAGAAAGTGCCTGACATCTGGCAGAACTCTTTCTTTGATTTCTTTGACTCCGCTGTTGGTAGCTATCTCTTTGGTAGCATTCTCACACTCGTCAATGTATTTCCATGCCAGTGTTCTTAGCTCCTCTTCGTCGATATTTCTATGCTTGTTTGCCATAGGCCTAACCTATATTATGGAATTCTGTTCCACTTTTAATATATATATATTATATTATATTATATTATATTATTTAAATAATACCCCTATACTACCAAGAGCCTTGATCACGTCTGGATTGTTGTCGTAGTGTTTTGATATTCCCAGCTCTTTCACCTTTGCCACCTTAGCCTCATTGGATCCTGTCGCATATACTCTGGAATGAAGTATTCCGAGTTGATCTGCTTTGTCGAGCATACCTCCCTTGCGAGATCTGGCTGATATGATGTATACAGTATCTCCTTTGTCAATGAATCTCTGAGCGAACTCTGTTCCCTTGGCTGTTGAGATGGTTCCATCGTAGTCAAAGGATATCTTAGCCATTGTTGAAATCATTGATCTTTGACTGCGCCCATTCCTTGGCTGCTTTGCCTCCCCATAGTAGGTAACTGATGTACCCACAATCCTCTGGAGTGCCATTGTCATAGTACACCTCAGCTCTTGAAAGATAGTTGAACATGCGTTTGATCGTTTCAATACTGACTTTATCTCTGTTGGCAAGCTGTTGCGCTCTCACTTTGCCTACCTGAGTAGCACATTTGTTGTTGACCTTGTCATTGAGTTCAATACCTCTCTTTGCATTATTCACTACAGCATCCGGGTAGTCATTGTATGCATCCTGGAACTCATGCTTTGCACGTTCCCATGATGCTTTGCATACGGGATATCTTTGAGTTGATGGATACTCATCTTTCATCTTCTCATCACCCATACATCTCTGCACGAATTCATTCTCACTCTCTCCTGGTCTTGGTTTAGGTATTGGCATCACTTACAGTATTTGACGTAAAAAGTATATGGAACTACATTGAGTTTGGCAAGGATCCATATCAATGGTCTGTATGCCTTGAAGTTGTATCGGGCATATTTGGTTCGATCACCTTTGCGGATGTTCACCAGGCTCATGAATTTATCAAAGCTATCACCGAGCTTATCACCATCGAACTCAGATTTGTTGGCAAGGTATTCCCGGGCTTGTGTCTTGGTGATCTTGCCGGATCTCACCTGAGCTGATAGGTAAACGATACGTTTGTCAATGCCGAACTTATTAGGTAGCAGCCATGATCCGACAAACTCAGTATACACATTCTCACAATGCTTGCCTCCATAGTCCTGCCATTGAATCAGTTTCTTCATTTCAGTCTCCATGGTTTCTCTGTCGAATCCATAGTGAAAAGGTCTGATGTTCTTGATTCCTTTGATGGCATAGAATATCTGATCCCAGAATGTGAATAGAGGATAGTTCTTGAGGGCTTTGCCTGTGTATCCAAAGTAAACCGATTGGATGTATTTGGCATCCATGTAGGTCCATCCTTTTGGAGTTGATCCCTCAGTTCTAAAGTCATGACCATTGAGAATGTATTTGATCTTGTATTTGTGAGCTGTATCGTACATCAGCTTGGTCATTGCGATATCATTCGGAATGTCGGCATCTGGAACCCCTGCATACAGGAATGATTCGTTGAGCTTATCATATTCCTGCTTGTTGACATGGTAAACGATAGCATCCACATCGAGCTTTCTGATCAGCATAGTCATGTTATGGATTGCCTCTGGAGCATTCCAATTGTTGTCAAAGTGAATTACAAGAGGCTTGAGTCCCCAGTAACGCACCGCAGTGTATAGCAGTGTTGAGCTGTCAAGGCCTCCGGAGATCCCCATGATGCAGTCATATTTCTTTCCATCTCCTGCTTTGCGGATCTTTTGCAGTTCAGTATTTAGATCCTCTGGCCTTGCCTTGGCCTGTAGGTCATCATGCAGATCACAGTATTCACACTGCTTATCTGATATCTTGGCTATGTCTTCAGTGAAAAGACATCTCGGGCATTCTTTCATTTGGATTGTATTATATTGTTTCATATCTGTTCGTGTAGTAGGTAGATCTCAGGGAATGATTTGAATAGTTCCTCCTCATCTTTGTTGCTCAGTTTCTCTGATGATCTGCTCAGTGATCCTGTCCAGTGATCTGTGAATCTGTGTTTGTTTCCCCAGGCATGTGTTGATATGCTCAGCAGCTTCAGATCAGGATCCTCGAATATTCCCACAGATGCATCTGATGCCAATGACTTGAGCCACATGGACCAATCAAGGCCAGAGCTTAGTCTCTTGTCGAATGGCTGCCAGTTGAGTTTATTCAGTAGTCTTGTTGATAACACTCTTCCAATTCCGATAGGCTCATAGCTTCTTGATCCTTTGCCATATCCGAACCAGTTCACAGTACGGATATTGCTTGGACCAAGATCAGTAAAATAGCATCCAAGCTTTCCGAGCATGTCATATTGAGGAAGCATTCGCTCAGCCTCTGCAATGTAGTTGTCAGACACCCAATCTGAGGATCCTACGAATAGCACACCGGTAGGCTCGTATTTTCGGGCTGCCATGAAGCCAGCATTCCATTTGGCACCAAGAGGATCATTGCTGATGCTGATCCATTCAGCCCCCAGGGATAGTGCTAGCTCCTGATCATCACTATCATGGCCCATACAGATCACCTGAACTCCTGCTTTCTGTAGCCTTGAGATTGTGTACTTGAGTAATGGTCTACGGCCATGCACCGGAATAGGAGCTACTATCATGATTCAAGTGCTTTGATTAGGTCTGCTTTCTTTGGAGCTTGGCCCATCTTCAGGCCTCTCTCCTGAGCCAATGCCTTGAGATCATTGTAGCTCATTGAGTCATAGTTGTATTGCTTCACTCCTATGAACTGTATCTTCGCTGGCCTGATCTCTTGAGCCTTCTCAGTCTGCATCCAGTAGATCAGATCATTCATCGCATTGCGTATGCATGTGCCACATCCTTTGTTTAGAGTCATTCCTTTGTATGCCTTGAGCCATACGACCAGCTCCTCTTTGAGATTCTGATTGAGTGAAAAGGATCTACTCTTCTGATAGCGTATAGCTTGCTGCTTTAAGTCTTCTGAGATCATCTCTTTAATATGTTTTTTAGTTTCTTTTCAAGCATTGTACCTGAGATCTTTCTGCGCAGCTCTCTGCTGGCATTCAGCTCCTGGATCAGTACAGCTCCGATCATGGCAAAGTACATGTCCTTGTCGCTCATGATTCGCTCTTCTTTTTTTATCTCTTGCTCTCCCATGTCATGATCAGATCAGATAGTAAATAGGTGATGAATGATAGCCCTATCAGCTGCCATTCTATTAGTCCAAAGATGATTACTGAGTGCCAGAATGATAGGCAGCTTTGGCAATTCAATGGCTTCACATCAGGAAGATTAAAAGTCTGGACTGCCCTGGATAGCCCAATTGATATCAGGATGATTGCAATATAGCTCATATTTAAATTGTTTGATTGCTGAATGAATTACTCTGAGTGATAGACCAGTCTGTGCTTTGATGTCTCTGAATGTCATGCCATAGAGATGCATCCTGGTTACCTCCTTGATGAATAGCTCCTGATCATCATTGCTCTCCTTGTCCATGTATTCCCTCAAGTATTTTTGATGCTCTTGTTCCTCATCATCATCGTCACTCTGCAAGGGGATGTCATAGTCCAGGGATACCATGTGGGCCATTGTGTTGAATTGCTTGTTCCAATCACTGCCGGGCCATTTGTACTGATTGTACGCGAATCTGGCAAATGTTCGGGGGAGATCCTCTTCAGGGATGTTCCTGTTGTATAGCAGTAGGTAGATATGGCCGACAAGGTCCTTGTGTAATGGGGAGCCATTAGTGATCTTCTTGGCGATCTTGTATGCTTCATGCTCCCAGAACATTGTGACAATAGGACCAGACCTGATTGATGAATGACTCAGATACTTGCTTCCCTCGCATGAATCTGTAGAGCTGATGATATGGCAGTCCTGAATCATCACTCAGATGCCTTATCTTGTAGCGAGAAGAGAGCCTCTCTTGTAGAGAAGCCCTCATTTTGTCGCTTAGTTCAGAATGGGAGATCATCGTCTTCATTTGCTGTTGGAACTGATTCTTCAGGCTTCACCCATGGCTCTTTGATGGATGCGCTGAAATACTTGCCAGCTTGCTGTGTTCCTTTTACCCATAATGCTATTTCCCATTCTTTGCCATTCACATTAATCTTGCCTCTGTAGTCTGGCTGATTGTCGGCAGTCTTAAAGTCATTCTTGAAGATTGCTCCGCTGTTTACTTTTGTCTCCATCGTTTATTGATTGTGTTGATTATTGCTATCCACATGAGTTCTCCGAAGCTCAATCTCTTGCATCTTATCCTCCAATGTTTTATGAACCTCATGATACTCCTCATTAGTCAAAGGTAATTTAGAAAATTGTAAAAATGAAATTTCCCAATAGTAAAAGTTTTGATCTATATGATAGACCTCGGATTGTCTTTTGAATTTTGTCCTCATATCAATCTACTTTATCTGGAAGGGGATTCTGGTATTCCCATGCCTCATGTTCACAATATGCCTGAATGCGCTCATCCAGATCATAGGCATCCTCAATGATTGTATCCAATGAGATCCCTTCGCTGAATCTCTCATTCTGAATAATTGCTGCCACCAATAGAGTGACTCTTTCTTTTCTGTCCATCTTATTCTGATTTAAAATTATTATTTAACATATCTACTTCTTCTTGGCTTAGCCCATATCCAATATATTTCTCAATGGGTTTTTCAAGAAAGCTATACCCTTCTGGTAATTCATCAGGTACATTTTTACAATTAAAATACCATGTCTGGTCTCCTAATGTTTGTGGAACTGCCAAATCAAATTCAATTCCGTACTGTTTTGGTGGTAATGTATCTTTGTAGTTTTCTACATACCATTTTCTTCTTAGGTTTTTCATCTTATTCTGATTTAAAAGTTAATTTGCTTAAATGATTTTGTACATCCTCATAGTAGGACAATAGTTCTAATGACGATCTGCATAGAAGCAAAGCATCAATTATTTCAGTCACTGCCTGTGATGCCGATGATACTGCTAAGTTGTTCCAATATACCTCCCAAGCAGCTGAATGTTCTTCATTCAAATCCTCTAAAAGGCTAATCATACTTTTGTCATTTGTCCAATCATTGAACTCCTGAATTGCATAGAACTTTTCAAATAGTTCTGTGGCTGTTTCTTCTGCTGTTTTCATACTTAAATTGTTTTGATACAAATTTAGATTTCACAATCATTGTAAAAAATGAGTACATATACTCAATTTGCTTATTCTGATTTAAAGGTTACTTAATTATTTTAGAGTCAGTGCATCCATACGCCATAAGTGCTGAAAAAATAGCACCCATTCCAATGCTTTCAAGAATCATCCCTTGATAGAAGTCACCCATAACATACATTGTGAATAATTGAAATATTAACAACGTACTTAAGAAAATTATCATAAATTTCTTCATCTTATTCTGATTTAAAGGTTAATAAAACCAAGGTATGTTACATTACACCACTATCTCTTGCGAGCCTGTGAGGGTATTAGCCCACCATCCCCTTGATTTTATTTCTCCTGGAGTTGTGAATAATACTGTGAATAATACTCTGAAGCATGTCGGAGCTTCTCAATCATCTGTTGCTCAATCTCAAAATCTCGCTCAAATCTAAGCACTGTAATACGCTTTGCAGGATCAATATGATCTACCCGGTGCAGTGATAGGTTATCCCATGGGCTGAGCAAGTTATGATCACCTGTTGGATCCGTTGATACCATGCAATAGATCAGCTCAAAATACGGCCTATCATAGATGTGCATGTATGCTCTGCCCTGATATTCATAATTTGCCTCATATCCTTCATCAGCAGTTGCAGGAAAAGTCTCCAGGGACCATGATGTTTTGATATCGATGATTAGATCATCCAATAGAATATCACATTCACCTGTGAACAGATTTGTTTCAATCCTCATAGTATTCTTTTTGTAGCTGGTAAACCTTACAGCATTGAGTAGATCAATGGAATCCTGCTCCTGCTCTTTGCCTTTGGTGATGTACTTGCTGTTGAGATCCACAGTGTATCCGTAAAAATTCTGCTTCGCAATGGATCTGATATGACTCTTTGCCGTTTCGCTCAGGACCTCTCCTTTGGCCCTTGCATTTGTCATGATCTTTCCAATCTCTGATGGGTGCCATTTCATAGTGCTGCCTCCTGTTCTTTGGTTAGTGTATAGTTATCCATCAATGCCTCCTTAGTGTATCTACCCTCAGCAATAGAATCCACTGCTTTCTTGAATCCAGTCTCAGAGATTCCTGGCTTTGATTGTGGAATTGTCTTTGATGCTTGCTCCCCATCATCATCTGTTGCAGCCAATGTAAGCAGACTGATCAGTGAATACCTTCGATAGTAACTCACAGCAGATCCAAGCTGTTGAGGATTTGTGAGTGCTGGGAGCCTCATGAATGATTCAATCTTCTCTCCTGAATCTACATCAATGATCTGAGTCACTACCATATCATCGTTGATAGGCTGTAGGATCATCAATCCATTGTCAAGTAGTATCTGTTCACATGCATCCAGAACTGCATTGAGATCCGCATATTTGGAGTGATGACTCCTTGCGTTCTTGTGAACCTTTCCGATCTGCTGCTTTGCTGACCAGAGCTTTCGGTACATCGGCACCGGGGATGATAGCTCATCCGTTTTCTTTACTGTTGCCATTTTATTAGTGTTTAATTTGTACAAATATAATTTAATTTTTCATGAATGAATCAAACCATTCTATGAAATCATCAAAATTCTTGCATATCAGGTACCATCCACCTGCCTGTACTATAGCTTTCTCATATGCTTTCTGTGCATCTGATTGCCTATCAGTTCCTATCTTGATCTCTATCTTAACAGATCTACCATTGATTGTTGCTGAAATATCCGCGGATCCTGGAGTGCTTCCCGATTTAGTATAGGATCCTTTTCCTATAGTCCTTGTCACTCCATCCAAGTTTGTGTATTTCTTTGCAGCTCGATAGGTCCCCATGGTATTGATTCGTTCTGCCTGGTATCCTGACATCTGAATGAATGATACTATCATCCTGGTGAGTCCATTGGCTGACTTATCACTGATGGATGTTGTGGCCAGGAATGATTCAGGTATAGTGGGATGTTTCTCCTTGAGATATGCAAGCTCCAGGGCTTTGTATCTTTTCTTATTTTCCTTGTTCATAGATTCTATCAAGTGTTAATATCTTACCTGGTGCCATGGTGCTGTCATTGGCCCAATCTTTAGGAGTTACAAATGTATACTCAGGTGATTCATATGGCTGAATTGCTTGAGTTTCTTTGTTTACAAGAAGCCATATCAAGCTGATGCCGATTGCTACGGCAATGATGTAGTATGTTTTCATTTTGATTCCAATTTTTTAACCCATCTCTGGATTGTTTTACGACTTACCTCCAGTATCTCTGAGGCTGTTGTTCTGTTTACTTTTTTATTATTCTCATACATTGCTTTGAACTGATCAAAAGGATCCATTGATCCGATGCTTTTAGCAATGATCCTAAGCTGATTCTTTTCTTTTACATCTACCTTTACCAGCTTACTCATATTGATGAAATACTCTGACAGCTTTTCAGCTCTGAGTAGTGATTCCTTTCTGATAGTTGCAGGAGTATAGCTGTCATCCTCTGCGGACCAAATGAACTGCATGATCAGTGCAAACCTTGGGATATAGCTCTTCTGTTTAGGTAGCATTGATTTCATGTACTCATTTTCATCATCTGAGTTCTGAATGTCTGTGATCTTATCA